CTGAACTTGGTGAAGTTCCACAAGCAACTGAAAAGGGTTCGCTTAGACATACATATGTTAAGGATCCTTACGCACTAAACTACATGTATACTATTTGAGGAATTAATGGAACTATTAACATTTATACTGTGTGCCTACGGGCTTACACAAATTATTGTTTACGGGAAAATTTTTAAAGATATTAGACCAACCGAAGGTAGACTTGGAGAACTATTTAGATGTCCAATGTGTATGGGATTCCATGTGGGCTGGTTTTTAATGTTACTTTCTCCGTTTACAGAACTATTTAATTTTGACGTAACTGTGGCTAACTTTTTAATTTTAGGTTGGTTATCGTCAGGAACATCATATGTTTTAAATATGATTTTTGGAGATGAAGGAATTAAGCATGAACATAAACAATCAAACCCAGACTCTTGTCACATGGACAAACAAGTGGATGCTACAGCCAGTTAGACGCTGCTGTAAAGGATCTTAACTATGAATATAACTGAAAAAGAATTAAAATCAATTATTGCAGAAGAAATTGAGTCTATGATTAAGGACGGCATTATTGATGAGGGTCTTTTAGATCGACTCAAAGCCCAAACTAAAGGAATCGGATCAGGTCTTGCTGGTGCAGCATTATCAAAACTCGGCGCTAAAGGTGCTGGTGCCGAATTAGCAAGAGTTAGAAAAGCCAAGCAAGCTACTTCTATCTTACAATCGTATGCTAAGAAAGTTGCCGGAGTGCTTCAAGGTATTGAGAAAGATATTTTGAAATTAGAGATTGATCCTCAAGATCCTATGCTTAAGCCAATTAAGAAGGCTTTGCAAGCTTTGCGATCAGCAAATACAAGCATGGGAAGCCAAACAGATAGGCAGTTGATGGCTCAAGACCAACAGCAAGCTGCAGCTACTGCCACTGCTACTGGCACCCCAGCCCCTGCGGCCGCGGAGTAAAAACATGTCAAAAAAATTACTTAGAGAATATTACGCATTATGCGAAGGTGGTGTGTGCCAAGACCTTCTCACTGAAGACGAAAAGAAATTTGTGTCTGAGGGCGGAATGATTCTTTCTGGTATCATGCAAATGTCTGAAACTCAAAATGGAAATGGTAGAGTTTACCCACACAAAACTTTAGTTCGCGAAGTTGAAAATTATAAAAAAGTTGTAAAAGAACGCAGAGCCCTTGGAGAACTTGATCACCCTGACGATTCTGTAATTAACTTAAAAAATTGCTCTCACATGGTTACATCTGTGTGGATGGAAGAAAACAAAGTTATGGGTAAGATTAAGGTACTAGAGACGCCATCTGGCAAAATTCTTAAAGAATTGGTCAATGGTGGGGCTACTGTTGGAGTGTCCTCTAGAGGTATGGGTTCTGTAAAAGAAGCGGGTGGCCGTACAATAGTAGAAGACGATTTTCAATTGATTTGTTTCGATATGGTTTCTGAGCCTTCCACTCCGGGTGCATTTATGATGCGCGAAGCAAAAGAATTTAACAATGATGTTTTCACAAAGGCTGATAAAATCAATCGGCTTTTAAACGAGGTTTTAAGTGAAGAAGAGTGATTTAAAAAAATTAATTAAGCCTCTTGTAAAAGAGTGCATACACGAAGTCCTTTTGGAAGAAGGACTTTTGTCAAATGTGGTATCTGAGGTAGCTAAAGGTTTGCAGACGGCGCCTCTTATCAAAGAAGAAAAGATAGTCAAACAAACTACACCACAGCCCAAAAGCAAAAACTATAATTCAGAACGCAAGAAATTAATGGATGCTTTAGGAAAAGATGCGTACAATGGTGTTAATCTGTTTGAGGGCACCACTCCTGCCCCCGCAGACTCACCAGCAGGGTCAGTAGACCTTGGAGATCCAAACGACGCTGGAGTGGATATAAGCTCGATTATGGAGCATTCAAGTAAAATTTGGAATTCAATGAAGTAGGATATAATGAGAAAAAAGAAACCAGCACATGTATCTGTAACTCTTAGAGAGTGCAGAGGTAATCAAGAAGCAATGATTAGAAGGTTCATCAAAAAGACCAAAAAAGCAAAGATTATTGAAAAAGTTAGAGAGGGTCGTTATTATACAAAACCCTCCGATCAAAAACGATTAGACAAAAAGAAAGCTGATCGTAGACGCAAGAGAGATGAACTCAAAAAACAAAGAGCGTTAGAAAAACGCACGAGAAAAAATAGATGACTATTTATATTTGTAATGCAATAAAAGGATTAATTTATGTCTGTTTATAAAGCTACAAGTTGGGGTAGGACACGTAGACCTAAACAGTTAACTGACGGGCATGCTGTACCAGATTTTCAAGGAAAAACAACTGGTACAAGTGTTCAAGTAATAAACAACGCTACTGACTTTGCAAATGATTTAGACTCTGCCACAGAAGGTCAAAATGGCTATGCTACCGAAAACCAAAGATTTTTGCACTTGTTTTTAAAACACAGTGCAGGAGTTAATAAAACAGTACAAGTTTACGGATATAATTATGCATTTGGCGAATGGGCACCTCTTTTTATATCATTAGGGAATGCAACCATGACACAAGTTATTTGTGGCACTGGAACAACTGGCGGTCAAGGACAACTTCACATTATTGATGTTTCGGGTGTTGACCGTGTAGGTTTCTTTTCAGCCGGTTCGGATGCACCTGATCAATCAACTCGCGCCGCTTTTACTACGTTTTAAAGAATATTTATTATGACTATTTACTATAACAACATTAAACAAGGAAGAAACAATGTCAGTTTATAAAGCAACAAGCTGGGGGCGCACAAGAAGACCAAAGCACATAGAAGAACAAATTCCTCCTGCAAAACAAGCAGCTACAACTGTTGCTGGTGCAGCCGCTCTTTCCGCTGATTTAACCTCTACGACACTTGGTCAAAATGGTTACGCTACTGAAAATCAAAGATATCTTCATGTATTGGTAAAAGATGCTTCAAGCAATAAAAGTGTTGTAATTTATGGTTTTAATTATGCTTTTGGTGAGTGGGCACCCCTTATGCTACCTTTAGGCAACGCCACCTTTACAAAAGCAACTGCAGCAGCCGGTACTGGCGGCGCCGTTAGAGAATACATTTTTGAAATTGCAGGAGTTGATAGGGTTGCATTCTATGTCGAATCTGCTGATGCTGCTGATATACCATCTACTATTCGAGCAGCGTGTAGTACATTCTAAGGAGTTTTTTAGTGTCAAGTTTTGGGTGGGCATATATTGATTGTAGTAGCAGCGCAGGGGTAACTATCCCCGGTCCTGTTGGCTCAGTAGTGTTTCTCACAGGAGCAAATGCTCCAAGCGGTTCATCTAAACTCTTATATTACACAGGATCTGAAGGCGGCGGCCACGATGCAAGTACACTTGTATTGTCAGGTAATTTAGTTGTTACTGGATCTGTTAGTGCTAGTGTTTTTCAATATGAAAATATTACAATCATTGATACAACAGGTTCTACTTTCTTTGGTAATACCAATGATGATACACACTCAAGAATTGGTAGCTTAATCGTTAGAAATGCCGCAGGAGTAAACGTTTTAAGCTCAAGCGCAATAAGTCAAAAAACTCATGTACGTGGCTTAAATGTGATGTACGAAACTGTTTTGCCAACAAGCAGTCTGACAGCAATTCACACAGCTAGCACGCCCAGTTATATTATTGGTGTCCGCGCCACCGGTAGTGTTAAAATAGAAATTCCCGCTCCATCAACATATGGCACTGGAGCAATCTTATTAGTTAAAGATGAAGTTGGTCATCTTAACGGGACAGACATCAGATTAAGCGCCTCGTCCGCTGGTACGTATACAATTGATGGCGCAACAAATTATGTTCTTACAGGATCAAATCCTGCGATTAGTTTATATTCTAATGGAGCCAACTGGTTTGTCTTCTAATTATTAAGGGAGACTAACAAATGGCGTACAACAATTTATCTGGCACAGTCTTTCTACCAGATCTATTAACAACACATTTAACACTTCCAACCGGATCTATTTTATCGGGCAATTTACACACGTCTGACGCTGCTAACGTTATAAATGTTCCCAGAGTTTCCAATGCAACAAATAATTCAATTCTCACGAATGTAGGCGGCGATGCGAACACTCTAACATGTGAAAGCAATTTAAAATTTAATGGAACAGTTTTAGATGTTGTTGGCAATGTAAGTGCTAGTATAAATATTTCAGCCTCAGCGTTTTATGGAGACGGTAGCAATCTTACAAATATTAATTTCGATAATGTTAACGCTGCCGGACCCGCATTTTCTGTTCAATTTCATGATGGAGCCGATGGCGATCTCACAGGATCCGCAAATTTAATATTTCAAAATAACGTTTTAAAATTGAGTGCTGGTCTTAAGTTGCCGCGTAGAACAATCTCATCAACGTATACAGCATCTGCAACTGATTATTTTATTGGCGTCGATACAACTAATTCTGCTGTTAGTCTTAGATTGCCATCAGCAGCTAGTTTAACAAGTGGTCAAACCTTCATAGTAAAAGATGAGGGAGGGATAGCTAACACCAATAATATAACAGTATTGGCATCTGGCTCACAAACAATCGATGGTCAAAATTCAATAGTTTTGGAGTCACCTTTTGCATCAGTCCAGCTTTATTGTAACGGGACAAACAAATACTTTATTTACTAATATTTATACCGGATGGTACAAACTATTTATAAGTGAGCAGGTTGTTAATTTGGATTTGAATCTGAATGGACGTACCCGCTCATAGCTTTTATGTATAAAAACATTTTAATGGAGGGTTTTTAAATATGGCTTATAAATTCCAATTTGGGCAGGCTATTCTGTCCGGTAACTTGGATCAAGAAGGTGATATTATTGTCAAAGACTTGAGTGGTAACACTCAGGCTAAAGTAGAAGAC